TGGTTTGCTATATGGTTAATTCCATATACTGACTAGTAATATTGGGTTGGAAGACTTACTTTAGTAAGTGTGGACTCTTAGTCCATCTGCCTTACTCAGATTCAAGAACTGGCGTCCCCGTAAGGGAACTGCGCAGTCTTATCTGCTCCGTCTGGCACAAGTCTCACCCTGAGTGCATTTTGTGATGCACAACCTGCCTTGATCGGCGGTTAATTTGTTCAGGGAGGACGTTAAACCCCAACAATTGAAATCATGAAAAACCTAAATTCTTTTAAGGCTTTTCTGATGTCATTGTCGGCACCAGGTGTAGTTATTGATAAGATGTTCTCTGTCTCACGATTGTGAGACGGGATTTCCCCTTATATGACGAAAGTAATTTCTGTCATTTGAGGTGGAACATCTCGAGTCGCTAGTAAAGCTAGACGAATCCACAATATATCCCAAAAGTTATCACGGATATCTCATCATCATGGATCGCTATTAACTGTTAAATGGTTAAAAGCATGCCATGTATGTTTACAGAGATATCTCGGTGATGACAAGATGTGCTCGCTTCGTGACTTGGATCCAGAATTGCCCCTTCCTAGGTTAATTAATGGTCTTCCGGGGATTATTCCCCGTGGAGATCGTAATTTAATTAGGAATCGTCATATAAAGACGGTTCAGTTTTGATTAACTGTCTTTTCTTTATATCGAGTGATAGAGTGTGAGTTTAAACCTAAACTCTCAACTATCACGGATGCATTTACTGGGGACCAGGTTCAGTCTGAGAAATTTCTTCAGTTTATTGATAATTCTCCTTTTGCAAATTTCTTCAAGTCTCTTGAAGGATATGAAAAGTGAGTAACTTCAATTAAACTGGGTCAAATTTCTCCCTTGGTTATCCATTCTGCCTCCCCTACTAATAGCATATCCTGACATGGCCTTTTAACTGATGCCTATTTACTCAGGAGTAATCCTGAGCTTTTGGCATACTTCTTTGAGTATTGTAAGAGGTCCGGTTCAACCGGACTCTGAAAATCTCTCTTAGAAGCATATCAGTTAGTGTTACTAGGTGCAAAGCATTTGAAGATAGATCTTTATGTCCCGAAAGGGGCAGATGGTCGTCCTCATGGCTTTGTACCTTGTTCCAAAGGTTCATGGTCTGGTTTCCTTGGGCAGCTTTCCTTTAAAGAGGAGGCTGCTGGGAAACTTAGGATATTTGCTATAGTCGATTCTTGAACTCAGTCCTTGTTAAGGCCTCTTCACGATTCTCTCTTTGATTTATTAAAGAGAATTCCGAATGATGGTACTTTTAATCAGGATGAGTCTGTAGCACGTAGTATGTCTAAAGCTTTGAAGAGCAATTGCTCTTGAAGTTATGATCTTACTGCGGCTACGGATCGATTACCAATTATCTTCCAGTCGGCCTTGCTTGATCGAATTATACCTAGGAAACTAGGTAATTCGTGAGCAGGACTTTTAGTTTGTCGAGATTATAGTTATAATCTTAAAAACTATTCTGGTGATATTGGTAAAGTGAGGTATGCAGTTGGGCAACCTATGGGCGCACTATCATCTTGAGCCATGTTAGCCCTAACTCATCATTTTCTTCTTCAATACTCTTCTTTCCTTGTTGGAAAGAGAGGTTGGAATGAAGATTATGAAATTTTAGGTGATGACTTGGTGATATTTGATCCTTTATTAGCTTCAAAATACCTAGAAGTGATGAAGATGATTGGAATGGATATTAATTTATCCAAATCCATCAGTTCTCCTTCTACTGGTTCTTTTGAATTTGCTAAGAGGATGGTGGTCAATAATACGAATGTCTCTGCAATAAGCTTGAAACAGTTTATTTCAGAGAGGTCTGTTGGTGCTCGGGTTGCAAATGTTTTATATTTTGCACGCCTTGGGCTCATCAGGAGTAATTCGGTCTTATCAATATTGCTTAGTCGATTTGGTAAGGTTAGAGATCTTAAAGATCTCTATATTCCTTCCCTATCCCTTTTAGGTAGTCTCTTTAAATCAAAGAGGATTACTCTGAAGGATATTTTTACTGTACTGATAAATATCGATGACGATGAGTTCTCGTGAGAGGATTCACCTGTCAAGATACCTATTCAGTCTTTATTAACAGAAGAGAAGGCTCTCCTCAACGTTCCCGATCACAAGTTAACACTTCGTGATTCTGATACTCGTGATGAGTATTATAAGGAAATGAGGGGAGATATTGCTGCTATTGTGCTGCAGACTGCACTGGCCAAAGCCAAAGGATTTGAAAACAAGTGAAATGATCTTTCTTTTGGTCATTTCTTATTTGGATCTTATCCTGAGGCTTATTTCAAGCTAGATCCCCTCTTTAGAGTTCAGGTGGACGGATGACTTCATAATGCTATTATGGCTTATGAGTCATTCGATCCTACTGAGCTTTTGGAGGAGATCGAAGCTACCCTTTATGAGCATGCAAAGCATAACCATGTATCGGTAGAGGACGCATTGGTCTATTTAGACCGTATTGAGTCAGCTATCCGACGCTGGGATATAAAGGAACCTTCCAAAGTTGAACACTCTGGTTTGGTTTCTCCTATCTTTGGTTACCTTATACGCTCTTTTAAGGGAGGTACTGGTCTGGGGTATATGATGGATCGTCGACTTCTTGCCGACGAGGCATAGAGGATTCTAGTCTTCGGGCTGGTTGCTCAACGCGAAAGTCATTATATGACCTAGGTGTCGAGAGACATCAGAATGGGTCCACAAGTATTACG